TCATCAGATTCTTTCGTTGTGTAACACTCATGGTTCCAAATGACTGAAGATTTGTTCCATTTATTATAAGCTGATACGAGTACTTATTGATACCGAAAATCTGCTCTATTAACTCATTGAATATCGTTACACCACCAGAAGGATTCAGTTCTTTTCCATCACATAATAATGATGATGAAATAGTATGACTGGATTTGGTAGGTGTGTACGTGTGAGTTATTGTGTAGACTTTTCCATTGACTTCATAACCGATTTCTTTTAACCCGGTTTCTTTCGGAATTATCAACGAAAGATCAGAACGTTCATCACCACTCAGATTGATTGATGAGTATGGGTGAAGCTGTTGTAATAACACAGTTTTACCACACCTATTTTTACCGTAAATCTGGATGATGGGTTTCTGAATCTTTGCAAAGTCAAAGTATACAGAACGAACTCCCATAGCAGCTTGAACGCCTATGAAGTTCTCAAGTTTGATATATAGTATTTTCAAAATATTCACTCCTTACAGATATATCATTTCTTTGATGTCATGGGAATAATGTATTTATAAAATATTTTATTTGCAGACATATATAATTCTGATGTAGAACACTCGAAAGATGTGTTCAAATAAATTAAGAAAGGCAGAGATGCAACTTATGGAAAACTACAAAAACAAACTGGAAGAAATGCGTGAAAAGCGTAGGAACGAAGTAGAGACCTATAAGGGTAGTGAGATTCTCTCGAGGACAATCCCTGAGGTAACTTCTCAGCTGTTCTATAGTGAGTTCAGCATCGATCTTCCGGATCCGCTCTCACTTGTACCAATCGTGTTCACAACTGGATGGAAGCACATACTGCAGTTTGTACAGCGTCAGCAGACAGATGAGTTCTCAATTAATATCGGTGGTATCACACTCGAATATGTAACTGAGCAGTCTGATTCTGATAAGGGTAGAAATATCGTACCTCAGCTTTATCATGTTAAAGCACCTATCTTCAAGAAGAATAATAACGAAGCTGTTCCGGGCTCTAATATTAATGATGAGCTCCTCAATAGATTTAGTGCATGGAGAACAGTCAATCTTGCAGAGACGGTAAACTCTGTTGAGATGGCTGTGTATAAGGAAGTACTCGATACTTTCGGACTTGATCTGAGAGTACCACCAACTGTCATTCCTCTCCTCGCTGCAACTTATGCTGTAGGTCTGCAGATTGCAAGAACCACAAAGACAACTGTGAATATGTATAATGTATTCGAGATCGATGTGACTGAGGATGATACTGTGCTCCTCACTCCTCTTGCAATGATCAAACAGTATCTGAAGAATGATTCCAAGGTAGGTTAAGTTAAGTAGAGTCCCGGTGGAATAATACAACGGAAATTCAGAAATCTGTCACCGGGATTCTTCTTATATATCAGAATTGGACCAAGTAATAGGGGCCTTTGATATCGTATGCTCTGTTCCGGCCCGATATATTTCAATCCCCTATACACATCCATTCTTCCATCCCATATTAAGAAAGGAATGATGACTAATGAAGAATCTCATTATTGGTCTGGGTAATACTGGTACACAGATCATCAAAGCTGTGATGAAATCATCCATGCTCAATGAAGACAAAGTTCAGCTTTATGCGATAGACTCAGTTACATCCTCTGCAGATGCTGAGACAGTCAATCGTGTAACAGTGATTCCAATTCAGAGTGACGAAAAGCAAGGTTCCGGTAGAAGCCGTGAACGTGGTGCGGAGATGTATCAGATACATGAAGATGACGGCGATTTCGCTCAGATGTATCAGGATGCTATTGATGCTAAATCACCTGTACTCGTAATCACATCATCCGCAGGCGGCACCGGATCGGGTTCGGCAGCTCCTCTCTGCAGAGCTCTCGTTGCAAGAGGTGTAAAGGTTATTCCAATAATCATCACCCCTGACCTGAGCGAACCTGATGCCTATCACCTCAACACAAACGATCTCTTCTCCGAACTGGCTGAGATTGAAGATGGTGACGGTGAGCCTGGTGTTCCCAGCTACACAATATTCCAGAATCCCAAGGATACAGTAAACTATGATCCAGTAAACCAGGACGTAGTAAATCTCATTGAGATAATCCTTGGTGTGAGAAATGATTACACCACAAGAGACAGTATTGACGAATCAGATCTCGATACAATTCTCAGAACCCCTGGTCGCTTCATTGCGACATCTGCGATAGCTACAAATCCTGATCAGCTGAGAAAGCTCATCACATCAAAGGTATTCTCATCCTATCAGCCAGCTTGGTCTGAGGAAGAGATTAAACCTCTCACACTTATGACAGGTTACTCACTCAAATCTATGTTTGCTGAGTCAGACTTTGATTCAGTATTCGAGGATATTCGCAAGAGAATCGTTCACAGATATGATGAGTACAGAAACGTTGTTAACTCCGACAATCAGGGTCAGTGTGAGGCAACAGTAATCATCGCAGGACTCCCGAGACCGGCTATAAAGAATATCGATGTCGAGTACAATATGGCTAATGATCTCGGAGCAGGAATCAAGAAGTCTACGAGACCTTCCTTCCTCGGCAAGAAGAAGCCTGTATCAGGTAAACCCTTTGCTGTCAAGAAGAAGCCCGAAGATCTCGGAACAGTTGCAGGTCGTAAGCTGGAAGAATAAATTTCTACAGCACAGACATATATAATTATGCAGATACCCGGAACAGAGTATCAATATATCAAAGGAGGAAAACATCTATGTTCAAAACTCACACTGTTATGAGTGATCCTGAAGATACCATACTGATGGAAAATGTCGAATCACTCATGGCAAAACAGCAGGTAAGTTACCCCGGCGGTATCACACCTCAGCAGTATGCATATGCGGAGGAAGTAACCCGTCAGAACTTCTACCTCAAGGCAGTGCCGAGAGTCCCCAGAGTAGTACAGTATATCTTTGAGGCTGACCTCGATACTGATCAGAAGGCTCAGGGTCTTGAGTATGGTCTTAAGAATCTGCTCATCTATGATCCCAACTTCCTCGTATCTCTCATGACATATCTCGCACAGCCTAACATGAATCCTAACGGAATCGCAGCTGTCGGCGCATTTATGGTTAAGATCATAAATGAATATGCTGAGAAAGTAAAGGAAGCTGCTGAGGCTGCAAAGGGTAAGAAGGCAACTGAAGAGAAGAAGGATGAAAAGAATGAAGAGGCTGAGGGAATCGAGAGAATTTCCAAGAACGTCGGCACCCTTCTCAGAAACGTTGTCGAAATCGTGGACATCAATTGTCCTGGTCTGAGTGATACAGAAAAGCTCGCAACTGCGGCAGCTATCGCAATGCAGAACGAGCAGACTATCGGAACTCTCCTTCAGAACAATCTCCCTGTAACTGCGAATCTTCTCGATATAATTCGTAACAGCGGAAACAACAAAGGTATGAATCTCGTGATAGCATCTGCATTCCTTCTCGAGAAGAAGGACTTCCCGAAGCTTACCGAGAATCAGGAGAAGTTCATCGACTCCCTTTCAACTTACGTATTCAAACTCGTAAACGAAAAGGGACCAACAGAGATCAGTGCTCTCTTTGCATGGATCTATGGCAGTGTTGATTGCCGCAATGTGGATCTTGAGAAGTATATCATAGACCCTCGTGCATGTGGCACTCAATACAGCAGACTTCATGCAACTGCAAAGTCCATGTTCCCTGTAAAGAAGAAGTAATTTAAGGAGGTAAACTTACTATGTTTGACAACATGAACACAATGGGTGGTTTCACAATGCCCGCTAACGGAATGCCTGCAATGGGTAATCCGATGTACAATCTTCCTGCATATCCGCAGGCAAATCAGCAGAACGTTGCTGATCAGACAATCAAGATCAATCCCGCAGTTATGACTCTCGTAAATCCTATCATCGAGGCAATGACTCAGTATGATATGTATCAGAAGTCCAATCCTGCTTTCGGCATGTGGGATCCTAAGAACTCTCTCAACGACTTCGAGAAGAATCGTTTCGAGACAGTTAAGAAGCGCTGCGTTCATCTCATCAGAGATATTCAGAGTGGTCAGCTTGTTCCTACTCTTGAAGAGGTTGATGATACAAAGTTCAGATGCCGTCTCTGCGGTAGAGAGATATACAAGAAGTTCGATAAGAGCGCAACCGATATCCTCACAAACGCTATCGCTGTTCTCAACATGCTCGTATTCTTCGGCATGACTCTCAACATCACACCTGAGCACATGTCCAAGATTATCTTCCTTAAGGAGACAATCCCGGATGCATCACAGCTCGTTGATATTCTCAACAAGTTTGTCAAGGAAGAGGATAGTGCAATCAGCAGCGGCGCTAATATCGGCGAGGCTTCTCGCAATGCTGAGTTCCGCACAGGTTCGATGCTTGGTTTAGGTGGTTTCTAATCAATGTAGTTTCCATAAGAGATGTTGTATGGCGGGGGAATTCCCCCGCCACCATCAATCTATTTTTTCTTTTCTCCATAAATATATTATTAGCTTGAAGAGGAGGAATAAAAAACATGAGTTAGGGCGGGGATCCCCGCCCACCACCTCATTTTTCAATTTGTGCGTAAATTCATTGTTGTTTGTGCTGCAAACAAATCTGAATCCAGATTTGTCAGCACATGACACGCATATGATGCACGATAAATCCTATTGATATCCAGACCACGGATAGGTGTTGCGAACACGAGGTTGAATCTTGAGTTTACATTCATTCGAGATATATCGAAGCCTGTTCCAGACAGGTCCACCTCTGTGATACTTTCATTCAAACGTGCAACGTATGATGAAGCAACATATTCATTTTTACTCTTGTGGAGAATGTCTGGCACTTCGATATTTTTTAATTTTGCATATCCTGACGTCGAAGCATACAAATCTGTCAGCTCTTCGGTGTTCGCTTCCATTGTTGTGAGATTGATATCTGCGAGATATCTGCCGTTGAGAACTCTTTCAATATCCGTTTCAGTCTTAACAGACACGAAACCAGCCATAGTTGTCATCTGGTATTTTTTATTTATTAACTTCATTCCGGTCAGATCGGAGTTACTCTTTGTGCTTTCAACGTATATTGGGATTGGTGTTGTGTTGTTATGAACATCAGTATTTGAGATGTACAGATTATCCAAATCACCATATACCATCGCACCTTTACTATACATACCATAGTTCTTATCGAAGAATCCCAAAGCCTGAATAAGATTCAGATTAGGTATAAGAACTTGCCTGTATCTGTTTTGGTTTGTCAATGGATCGATCTTGAAATCATAGATGGAGTTTCTCGAAAGCATGTCAGATATAACAGTCGTAAGAGAAATGTTTTTATAAATTGATGGAGCTTTCTGTTTCATCAGATGAATGAGTCTATCGTTGTAACAGTATACCTCAATCGGAACCTTGGTGTTTGTATTCATATCGGTTGTCTTTTTTATACCGAATTCATACTGATCAAACTTAGATGTCGGAATGTTCTTATTCTCGATATATCCTTTGAGCTTAAACGATATCTCATTTACAGGAGCCACTGGAACCGGTGATTTCTTTTCATCATTCATCTTATAAATCATACCCGTGAAAGAACCTCTGACTTCGATATCATTTGGAGATTCACACAGCGTTTGTATAACAGATATGTCAGAATATAATCTGATGCGTATGATAGGATATGTCATTGTGTCATAATTGTTGATAAATGCAACAGACACTATCTCGGAATTAGACACAGATATTGTATCATTGGGAAGTACCAATGAGATATTCGGTTTGTATAATGTGACGAACTTATCAGTTGTCGACATAACTTAATCCCTCCCTCTGGACAGTTTGTTAATTTATGAAAACATAAATATTAGTTTTAAATAGAAAGGCGTGAAATATATGATTCAATTCGTTCAAGAAGCTGACCTTCCAAAACTGTCTCAGACTTCTCTCTACGAGAAATTCAACCAAAGCAGCGGAATCACCAAAGCTGTGGTTGATGAGATTCAGAATGGAAAAGAATACAGAGTTACTCCTGAACAGATCCCGGAGATAATTTCACTCATGCGTTTGAATGGTGACCCAATTGCCAAGAAAGCGGTTGAAGCATTCCAGAACAATGAGATCGTTATTTTCTTCAATAAGGAGACATCTAACATTCCATCAGCCCTTCCTTATATCATTATGACAAAAGGAAATGATACCCGTGCGTTTATATTCGCTGATCGTGTTGTAAACAACATCAACTCGACACAGGAATACACTTCTCTCATGGCAGTTCTTGAAGCAGCATACCTTGCTCTTCAGCTTAACAAGAAGCCCAATTCATTTGTAATGAACAGACCACTGATGTTAACCTTGGGTAATATCTACACTCTGATGGCGGTTGCTCCTTTGGAACAGAAGGTATACATGAAGGGTGATAATCTTGTTAAAACAATGCTCTATCTGTTTGCATATTTTTATCGTATGATAGATGGACCTGAGTTTACGATCATTCCCGCTTATAAGAGAATAATAGCAGATAAGGTTCCTGAGTCTGTAGTTAAACAGATAATGGAAGAAGTTCGTGGTCTGGAAGATAACTCTTTCATGAGTGTTCTTAACCTGATTAAACAGATTAACCCCGTGAGATACAAGGATATTGATGTAATGTACATGACACATTTCAATGCGACATGTGGAACTGCATTGATATTCGCTCTCGAGAATCTTGCATACTTATTCTTGCTTGTATCATCGTCAACATATAAGACCGGTGTTACTGCATACGGTATAAACAAAATTGTCAATATGCCCGCAAAGAAAGCTGTAACATTACTCTCAGCAATCGGTAACGTTTAAGGGAGTGATATGAATGGCTGATATATTTGACAGAGATGTTCGTAAGAAGTGGGCTGCAACATATGGGGATACCTCTGCTCCTACATCAACCCACGATGTTCAGCCAAGTGACCACTTTAAAACGGATAGCATGGGAAAACCTATACAGGGTCAAAGCAACTTTGTCGGAAATTTGAAAGACAAATATACCGATGAAAATGGTATCGAGCATTACAATTATTTGGTACATGATAAGTCTGAGCATTTTATCAGAGACTTAAATGATACTCAGATGCAAGATCCCAAAGCAAAAGAAAGACCTGTTGAAGTTCCCGATAGCAATGTTGTTCCAGAATCAATCCTCAACGGAGATATGAACAATGCTCACAAAGTTGTTTTTTCTGGTTCGACTACAAATGTTAATCCGACAAATGATCCTGAAAAGGAAAAGATAATCAAATTCGGATTGAATGAATATGAGGAAGAACGTGTTAAGGAAGCTGGTGATTACAGACCACCATTATCGGTGATGCATCCTTTCACAAGAATGATCGATATCAAAAATCGTAATGATCACCAGATCGCAAACTTAACAGCATTCAACCGTTATCATTTGCCTGTATCCGACCTTGAACACAGAAAAGCATTCAGGCATATCTTCTTCACACGTCCAGAATGTTATATTTGTTGCAATAATGATGGTAAGGTGCAGCTCTCACAGCAAGCTGAATGCGACGAAGATTTTAATACATCATATTCGAGAATGCCATACATTTCCAAACTTCTGTCGCCAATATATGTGTCTGGAACTTTTGGTGCTTCTGGCATATCAAAAGATAATTTCAACTATTTGTTGTCAAACAGATGCATGGGTCTGACTCCTTCCGGATCAACTCTTTCTACTCAAGATACCGTTGGAAAGAGCATTCAGGGTTATACAGTAATTCCAGGTATGCATTATGAGGGACGTCAAGGTGCGAGCATCTCAGTCACTTTCAGAGATACCAAGTATCTGGAAATATATGAATACATCCGGATGTGGATGTTGTATATATGGAAAATCAAGTATGGTATATTTGCTCCATCGTTTAATGGATACAAATATATCAATGGATTTCCCTCGGTTAAAGCTGGAAGTTCACTGACAGTTGGTCAAGGTGACTATGCAAATATTCACCCACTTGATAGAGCACTTGATTATACATGTTCAATGTTTGATTTCATTAATGATGAATCAGATACATTCCCAAGATATTGGTGTAAATACTATGGTATGTATCCAATCGATATTCAGATTGAAGGACTGGGTAATTCTAACAATGATGCATTGAAAGAAGAAATGAATGTTTCCGTCACTTTCAAATACGCATATAAGATTGAAAATACTACGAAGTCATTGGTTGAGTTTAACTTCAACGCTGGAATATGCAACTGTGTTGGACAACCAACATCCGAGGGTTCTGGAGTGCTGAAGGTATCCGAACAATTCGCATACTCAAGTAATGCTGAATCCAAATTCTTGAAGAATTATGTTGGTCCTGGTGCACCATTTGTTGGAACACCATACGTGGTTCTGATGTCAATTTCAAAAGACATTATGAACGATACTTCGAATGGAACAACGATGACACCATGTCTCAGATTCTCACCATTGACAAAGGATGAGAAACTTAATCAGCGTATCAACATGGGTATCGAAAGTATTTCTCAGAATGCAAATGTTCCAGCACAAAGTGATCTGTCTGATATTAAGGCAGCCGCGTCGGCCGCTCGTCAAAAGGCTTCAGAAAATGAAAAGGCTGCTAATGAAATGACTTTCGCCGAATATCTTGCTGATGAGACCGCAAAGAAAACTGCGAAACTCGATAAAGTGGGAAATGTTGTTGATTTAGTCATGGACAAAGGACCTGGTGGAACTATTATTGATCTGGTCGGTTTATCCGGTAAAGGAAAGCCCGCTCTTGATCTTGTCAATAATGGCATCGATAGTGGTGCCGATAAGGTTGACAATTTCCTTCAGTCTGGAATAGACAAAGTTACAGACTTTTTAAGTTTTGATTAAGGAGGTGATATTGAATGCCTAATGAGAACGAAGTGAATGGTCAGGTCGTTCCTACTGAACAGACCTCTCCGAATGCGATAAAAGATAACATCATAGACGGTCTCGTCGCAGAGCTTATTCCTCTTGAAGGAGAAGTTGAAAAAGATGAGATCGTGGATACTATCAATGGTATCCTCAAAGACTATAACCTTTCAACCAATGATTCATTCATCGAGCGTATTGCCAAGATGAAGATATCTCAGAAAGGTGGAAAAATCGAAACAGTTGATCTTCAGGAACTTCCTAATGAACTGAAGGATGCTGCATTTCTTCCCGTAAACACAATAGCGGACATAGCTCTCCGTCAGGATATAGATCTGGTAGTATCTCAGATTCCTGAATACTATACTTCAATTGGTATGGTTAGAGACGCTATTTGTGAGGCTGATGTTGTTACAGGTAGATTATCTCGTGACATCAAATTCGATAAGGCTAACTTATCTGAATCTGAAAAAGAAAACGTTATCTCAAAGATTGAGGAAGTCGAGGAGAAACTTGAACTCAACCAAATTATCAAGAATCATATGGTATTCAATACTCTGCAATATGGTGAAGGATATGTGTATGTAATCCCATATTCCAAAGTCTTTGCAGATTTACATAAGTACAGAACATCGGCTTCTGATAAAGCTACAGGTAATGTCGTTAGTATGTTTAATGATACTTCATCTTCACTTGATGGATATGGATATCATGAGCATGCTGTTGAAAAGCGTCTGTCGGATACCATAGTAATGGAAGCTGCTCCAGTTCCAGCACAACCCAAGAAGAAAAAGGGTGATTACAAACGTAACACCGGAATGTATCAGGAAAGTGCTCAGTTGTTTACTGAAGCAGAAATTCAGGAAATCAACCCATCATATCACTCTGTAAAAGATAAGGGTGATGAGAAGTACGATGAACAGGCAAAAGTTGATACAGCTATCGACGAATCAATCACAGAAGTTGCTAAGAACATCTCTTACATCGAAGATGATATTGCAATTCCTGTAATTGAACAGTCTTCACATGATCTTATTGCGGTATATCGTGAAAAGTATCGTGAACGTAATGAGAGCTATATCCAGGAATCTAAAACATTCTTTGAATCTGTTATGGATGAAAAGAATGAAGAAGATAAGGATGCTGCAATACCACCCGAGTTCTCCAAGATCAAGGGTGTATATATGAAGATACTCCCTGCAACTAAGCTGATTCCTATCAGAATCGATCGTGTCGTAATTGGATATTACTACGTATCCGATCTTACACGTCCCGAGGAAGCTGGTGACAGAAAGAACTCTGGTCTTCATGGATATACTCTCAGAACACCTTCAATCGGTTTCGACACATTCTCCCCAGATCAGATGTTTGCAGATAAGCTTGCAAACAAGATCATCAACAATTTCAATCTGAAATTCATGAGAGATAACGTGTCTATTCATAAACAGATCGTTGCTGTTCTTCAAGCTCATAAGTTCAACGAAGCAAGAATGCGTTTCATATTCATTCCTGCAGAACACGTTGTTCAGTGCACTATCAACAAGGATGGTGCTGGTAAGGGCCACTCAATGCTTGAGGCTGGATTGGTTACAGCAAGAATGTACATGTTCTTGAAACTCTACTGTCTCCTATATCAGATAAACAACTCCGGTATTCGTGCATACTATCTAAGAACATCTGGTATCGATAAGAACTACAAAGCTCTTATACAGGATACAATCAGAAAGTTCGCAGCTCGTAGGGTTACAGCTAATGATATCTTCAACTACAGAAACGCAATGCCTAAGGTTTCGGGCGGTTCCGAAATGGTTATGCCGCTCGGTCCTGGAGACAAACGTCCAATCGATATTGAGAATATCGCACCAGCTGAAGCCCCACTCTCAATGGATCTGTTGAATCAGTCTAAGGACGAAGCTATCAACGCAAATCCTGTTCCTTCTGCAATGGTTCAGGGTGCTATGTCTGAGCTTGAGTTCGCTAAGGAAGTTGAGACATCTCAGGAGAGATTCCACACATATTGTGCATCTCTTAAGATTGACCTCAACCCAGATATTACTCGTCTCTACAGAATCATCATGAGATGGGAAACAGATATCGATCCGAAGATCTTGAATACATTAACATTCGCGTTCCGTCAGTCTACTGCGAAGAAGCTTTCGGTTACAACTGAAATGTTGAATAACTTCAACGGCGTTTGGGAATTGGCATCTTCAACGCTCCTTACAAAGGCTGAGATGAAGGATATGGAAAGTGACACTGAAGAAAGCGGCGGAGTTGCTCGCGAATTCAAGAAGGCTATGATCTCTGAATATCTGGGATCTGCTATTGATGTTGACAGACTTGAAGAGTTGTTGAAGGATGCTCGTAAGAAAGCAAATAAAACAAAGCTTGAGGAAACAAACCCAGCTGAGAATATGGTAGATGATCAGGAGAAGTTGGAAGAGGAGATGATGTAATGTGAAGCTCGAGAGAACTACAACAGGACTCATAATCCACCAACCTTCTATGGATATCAAACGTGCAGTATTGAGATACTTTTCACTGACAAATCCGGTGAGAGAGTATTTCATATACTCCGGCAATGACAGGAAAAAGAAACCTCTCTTCGGTAAAGAACATGACTGTATTTATATTTCTTCTGGTTTCCTCAATATAATAGATGAGGCAATCAGAAAGCTTCCCAAACCAACAGTCATCAGTTATCAAACACCTAAGAAGGTTGAGATAACTATGAATCGTGAACCCCGTTCAAAGCTGCAGGAAGATTGCATTCACAAAATGCTCAATGATAATTCCAATAAGTTGACGATTGAACTTAAACCAGGAACTGGCAAATGTGAACCTTATTCTCGTAAGATACCAACACCAACCAAAGAAGGTTACACTCTGATGGGTGATCTGAAGGTTGGTGATTTCGTATTCGACAGAAGAGGAAACTTGACTCAGATACTTCACATATTTGAACAGGGTGTAAAGGATGTTTATAAGATAACATTCCAAGATGGACGCATTGCATTATGTGGTCTTGAGCATTTGTGGACTGTTAAGTCCCATAAGAATGGAATATGGAAAACGGTCACCACCGAAGACATGTTAAAGGATTTCAAAAGAATATCTCCATGGAAGGTTAAAAATGGCAGAGACGATCCATATGATTATAAATACTACATCCCGGTATGTAATGCCACAAATTATCCAAAGCAACCTGTTCCGATCGACCCGTGGGTTCTCGGATGTTTCATAGGAAACGGCTGTTGTACTAATGATGTACTAACAATATCATCGGGCGCAGATGATATTCCCAAGAGGATAGCGGATATATGTGGATTTAAAGTAAAACGCAATCCAGCGAATTACAATTACACGTTCTATGACAAAAACGGAAAAGGCATAAAAACCGGAGTTTTCTTTAAAGAGATCCCAGATATGATCAACTGCTATTCGCGTGATAAGAAGATTCCAGACATTTATCTGTATAACGATATCGAAACGCGTATGAATGTTGTCAGGGGATTGCTTGACACTGACGGTAGTATTTCTCCGGCGGGAGGAAGGTATAACATTAGATACTCTTCATGTTCATTAAAACTTTTAAAGCAGTTAAGATGGATAATGTATTCCCTTGGTTTCAGCACCGGTAAGATTATTACAGATATTAGAGAAGATAAATATGTCGAGGATTTCTGTGGTAATATATTCCTGAAAATCCCAAACAACATGAAACAGAATTTCTTTACAGTTGATTACAAAAGATCGATTGCTATGGAAGCTTCTAATGTTGATAAAGATAACATTTTCGAAGATCTTCTAATCAAGGATATTTCTTTTTCGCATAAGGAAGAATGTAGATGTATCATGGTTGATAATGATGAACACCTTTATCTGACCGAGGACTTCATTGTTACACATAATACCTTTATTGCGACTTATGCGGCTTCCAAGATTCAGATGAAACCTCTCGTAATAGCTCCCACAACCCTGTTGAAGAATCAGTGGGTTGAGGAGTTTGAAGGTTGTGGTATTCCAAGAGAAGATATAGCTACTCGAATATGGGATGCTCCAGACAAGAAACTCTGTGTTGTTACGATAGCATCAATTGAACTTGAACTTGGTAAAGATTGGGAGAAGTTGATGAAAGTCATCAATGACTCTTCATTCGGTATCAAGATTGTCGACGAAGCACATCTTCACTTGAAGGGTGTGCTTAAACTGGATGCTATATGTAACATCAAACACAACTGGTATCTGTCAGCTACTCTCGGAAGATCTGACCCTGATGAAGATAATATTCTGAATCGTGCGTTATTAGATGCTGAGAGATTCGTAGGTAATGCAAACTACGAAGAGTACCAGAATGAATACGTCAATATATACTTACAGGACATCTATTACAATCCCTCAAATAAGCTCTGTAATGAGCACTTCAAGTATGGTACGAAGGGTTTGATAAAAGCCACATACTACAGAATGCTTCTCGATTACAATCGTGGGGTCCCATTCATGAATAATATCAAACGTCTGATAAAGATAGCATATGATACCAAAACCTACGACGGTAAGATACTTGTGCTTGTACCTTTGTTGGATGTTATTGATCGTCTCAAAAACGAACTCTTGAATGATTCGTGGTATGATAAGTTTAACATAGTAACCGTAGATGGATCCCTCCCACTTGCGGTGAAACGTAAGGCTCTGGAGGATGGTGACCTTATATTAACCACGACTATGAGTGTTGGTACGGGTACCGATATTAAAAACCTCGCTTGTGTAATAAACTTCGATCAAGCGGCATCTCCAATCATACTTGAACAGGTATGTGGAAGACTCCGTGATCGTGGTAAAGAGTGTTGGTTCTTTGATATCACCGATCATGTTAAACAGGCTAAATCATTCGAATCTTGGGGAAGGAAACGTCGTGGCTTATTACCATACTTCCCCGGAGTTAAACCCGACATGAAATTGTTACCACCAATCAAATGCTGAACGGCATAGTTGTACCTCCTAAAAACATTGGGTACGGGGCCTTCGGGCCCCGTTCTCGATGTCCTATTATTTTGACTTTGTATAAGTATATTATTAATACGATAGATCATTAGGGTCTGTCAAAATCGGAAGTAAAAAGGAGAAATCAATTATGATGAACAAATTAAAAACAATGAAGATGTCAACATTGGTGATCGCAATGATTGCATCGAACGCAATTCACGGTGTTGTGACGACGTTGCTCAACAAAAATGAAGCAGCGATTGTACACGGTTTCACATCCAAGATATTCATCACTTTGGTGATTGGATATCTGATGGTGATCGGATTAAATCTGGTAGATAAATTTATCTACGGGGCATTTAAGACTCGTGAGATAAATAACCAGCACATCAAGATCCTGAGGCGAGTGACGGGATCGAAGATGAGTGATATTCAGCAAATCGCAAGCGGTAAGATCTTCGATACAGCTAAAGACATCGCTGCAACAATGGCGATGATGAAGGTGTCGATGGCATTTATGTTATATTCGACAATACCCTTCGTGTTTTTAATCATGAAGGAAATCAAAGCAGCACCAGCTGCAGCCGTAGTATCCCTCACATCAATCCCTCTTAGTGTTGGATTGATACTGGGTATTGAGAAGAAACTCAAATTCACCGAGGAACAGAAAAAGAAGAAATCGGTGATGCAAGGCATATGTGCGGATAACTTTGTGAATATTCGTACTGTCAAATACTTGGGAATCTCCAATCATGCTGTGAAGAGATTAGAGAAAGCCCAGGATGATGCTTGGGAAGTGAGCATCAATCCCAGACAAATATACTTCTTCAGATTAATAGATGCTATATGTATTGCCCCATTACTGATTAATGCGTACATATGCAGAAATAATCTGGAGTTGTTGGCATTGATCGTTGTCAGCAATTATGCAATCGGAAATTTCAGATCGGGATTGCTCGACATTGGTGATGCTATTGTGAGTCTGAAAGCTTCATATTCTATAATAGAAAACCTGAAGAATGACGATAACGAAAGTCGTGTAAAGCTCAACGACGACATCGTTCTCGAGGATGTCTTCTTCGATTATGGCAAGGATACGATTAAATTCAACATCCCTTACCTCAGAATCAAGAAGGGGTCCAAAACAATGGTTGTCGGTGAGTCAGGTGAGGGTAAATCCTCTCTCGCAAATCTTCTGGCTGGAGGAATCAAACCGAGCACTGGAGAAGTTCCTGCATATGACACCTTCTACATATGGCAGGAAACTGAGTCGTTGGATGACACGTTGTGGCATAACATCGTGTTCGATAATCCATACGGGTTATCGGAGTCTGACGTGCTCAGGTATTTCGATAAACTAAATCTGACCGATTGGTTCATGGAGCTTAAAGATGGCTTTAATACCAACATCGGAGAGCACGGCTGTAAGCTCTCATCCGGTCAGAAACAGCGCGTTAATATAATTCGCGCAGTGATAGAAATGCAGCATAATCCAGATAGATTATTCATCCTGGATGAGATAACATCAAATCTGGATGATATAACTCGTGAGGCTGCAATTAAGCTTTTCGAGGATGCTATGTGTGAAGACATGACTGTTATATTCATCACACATAATGATGGTTTCGATGCGATTTGTGATAACAAGATCGTTGTCAAAGACCATCGCTTCATCACCGATAATATCAAGCATCAGAAATATGATGAATGGATTGTCGGTACCGTTACGAAATAATTTGAGGGCCCAGCAATGGGCCTTCATTTTTTCTATGCTACCGGGGTTGAAATCGTTTATTTCAAGATTTCATATATATATTATTAATATGATAGGAAAGCAAAATAAAAAAGCTTTCTAAATCGGAAGATAAAAAGATTTCTAAAAGGAGGAATCAATTATGTTAACTATGATTTGGAATCATGAAAAAAACAACACCTTATCTCGAATTTCCTATAAAGATTGAGAGAGATCTGAATCTAAGAGTTTCAGACATGGAGTTGAATGATGGGACAATTTGGCACATTCAAAAGTCATTAAACAAATGGGGAAATCTTACAATAAATGATATATGCGATTACCTTGAAAAAGGGATAAAGCGTATCCCCGGAGGTGAGAACTATACCTCATATGAAAACACACTTAATGCTGCACACACTTCGGGTTTAATTCCCGAAATATCTATCGGCACAGTTTTGACAGATATACGGTTTAAAGGATTGCCCGTTGACTATATAGAAGATCTTCCCCGTCTCATTAGAGTATGGGAGAAATACAACAGGCACCTTGACCTCGTAGAAGTTGCAAAAGAAATAATAAACAATAAATAATCGGAGGTATTATTATGAAAGAAATGAACTTTTCGGAAAGAGAAAAATTTCTTAAAGAGGAGATAACACATTGGGGAAGCAGCTGTTATGGCTGCACACCCACAGACACAGGTTTCAAAACCGAGTGGGGTGAATCTGTGGAACTCCACATTGAACATTTCACCGCGGTGGTTGTTTTCCGTGTAGAAAACACCATCTCGGCAATATACTCGCTAAGCCTTGAGACTGGAGTTGGGCTCATGATAAGAAATGAATTCCTTCCTGGTGGAAGGTTCGAAAACGAATCCGGCGGTCTCATCGCCGACTTCTTCGGACCAATATGGTCCAATCATAATGATGACGGTGTCTTTCAATTGATGAACGAGCCCATTATCATCGACACAACGGAGCCAAGGATCAAGCCGATGACGATCGACGAGATCGTTAACGACATCATCGGCAAGATCTGTACAGACGATGAAATCGAATAAGAAAGAAGCCCCCTTAACGGGGGCTCTTTTTCTTGTTAATAGAATGAATTGACAGAAGAAAAATATGCATAGTCGGTTGCAGACAAATCAGAATCATCTTCATTTTTTTGCAATCCCGCTCGGTTGGTCGTATGATTATATTGATCATATGAGTAACCAAGTTCGTCGATTCCTCTGAAACCAGGATTGGTCAAATCATGTAGAAGTTGTTCTTCATACATTGTCGGATGATCATACGGTTTCATATTGTTGACTGTCTCTTCAGCAACTTCATATTCATATTCTTGAATAACATCGTTAACCTTCTCAAATGTACATTTGGTTTTATCGATACCAAATCTGGAGATGTCGTTACCGTAATACAGTACATAGAGCGTATGTAAGTAAGACATAACCATATCATCATGTTCACCATCAGCAGCCTGGATTTTACCGTTCTTACCCTTAACGAGATTAAGAATATCTGTAGCCAGTTGCTTTGTACAGAGCAGGTGCTTATAATCCTTTACATGACGCTTCAACAAATCCATCATGTTATTACGCACAGCGGTTGTAACGTATGTGCCGATATATTGTTTTTTCTTCGCTTTAGCCTTAGCTTCTTCAAGAGGATCCTTAACCTCGATAGCATTCTTAGCAAGATCCATTTTAGGATCATAATAGAATCTATGCTCGAGTCCAGTCTCCTGAACGAAGTCAACAATAGCCTTACCAACAGAATTGGTTTCAACACAGAATACTCCCTTAGGAATAATCTTCGCGAGATCGGTGATTATACGCATGAGATCTATCAATCCTATATAAGGAGATTGTAATTCTGCGACAACTTCCAACGTGTATGGATGTACAACACAGATAGCTGTATTATCACCATCACCACCAGCAGCAACGTCTATGCCGATTAGATACGGAATGTTGATATCAAAGTATGGTGTAGCTGAAGTAATATCAACCGTCTTAATATCATGCTTATAGCAATATAGATGGAATTTCTTTCTAAGGAAGATATCATAGCTCCATTGCTTAACATGTTCCTTGATATAGTCCATGTCCTTTTGATCGAACAGAACAGCGTCTCCACCACGGAATCTTTCTAACAGAACACCTCGACGATACTCGGCAAGTTTGTTTGTTCTGACAGCTTCAAGATATTGTTCTTGAACCCAAGCTTCTGTTTTACGGAGTTGCTTATAATCGAATTCGATATAAAGCATTGTGATCTGTTCTTTCTTACCATCTTCACCTTCACGTTCAACGCCTTCGAAATGAGCTTTGATTTCTTCATCTGTGAAATCGTAGAACTGTTCGGAGAATGGAGGTGTCTGATCGATCATGTGTTGTGCTTCCTTACCAGTCTGGGTTTCCAAGTCACCTGGCGTGGATGCATACATCATACATGCACGACCGCCATTTTCAGCCGCAATCTTACGACCTGAGATAATAGCAGGAGAAGCACCTGCGATAACGGACGATATGTAAGGTATATATTCCCACTCGTCGATGAATCCAACGAAGAGCGTCATACCTCTCATCTTATCCTTCGCTTTTACTTCAGAATCTGCAGATGACAGAATCTTGATTCCTGTACCATGTTCATCATACTTAAGTGACTTAAGTCCAGGAAGTTTCTGTCTACCATACCATGGATTCATGTATGGTGGCAATACTGTGATGTAGTCACGTAACATCTCAGCGTTACGTAAAGTATCAGCTTCTTTCAAGTGCATGAACGGTATATCAACATTCTTGAGTTCATAGATGAATGCATATGTAATCAACAATTCAACTATGGTAGTCTTCCACGTCTGACGAGGCTGACATATCATGAAGTCGATATTATGTAAATAACACCAACAAGCTGCACACGATGCTCTTGTGAGACCAACGAGATATGGTTTCGGAGCACCTCGAGCTGGAATTCGCGCTACCTCTCTCAACCAGAACCAGAGGTTGGCTTTTGATTCAATATGTATCTTACCCTGGTTTTCACGAGAGATATTAGGATCATATGGATCTATGTCCTGGACACCAAGCTGTGGGAATTTAACCTCGAGCATGAAGTACCAATTTTTGATACCGAGTGTCTTTAATTCAGCCGCAGTTAACAAAAAAGATTCATTCTTGGTTCCAAAGTCATAATACTTACCATTGATCTTTACAATCTTTGACATACTCACTTCTCCTTTCTTTAAAAATAAATGGGTTGGCTGGGGGACTGAGCCCCCACCCAAACCATCTCAGTAGGAGTATTTGATCGAATTAACGATACTGTTTTAATTGCTGCAACACCGGCAGTAAGTTTACGAACTCTTCAAACACCCAATCGATATACCAGTCAGGTTTGCTTTCGAATACGTTTGTACCTCTTATCTTTGTCAGAAATTCGACTATATCCACAGCTCCACCAAGGTACTGTTCATACTGTGTATAGTATGAATAGATAATGAGAACATATGACAGATTCGGAAGTGAGATCTGCACAGGGATGTTTCCTATTTGGATTTCCTGAATATCGTCGATCGGACCGATGGTACTGAATCCTCCAGTTGACTTCATTCCGATTCCGATGAACTTGAAGCAGTTATGTAAGTTATCTAATTGTGGGAATTTATTGTACTTTGTGAGATCGAGCTCTTTACCGTTGAGCTGACCCATAAGCACAGAATTCTCTTCATACTGAGATCCTCTGAAATATGTAGCAACCTTAGCAAATGTTCTAACATCTACTGCAGCAAGGAAATTGTAAGTATCATACTCACCAAACTTGATTGCATTATCAGAGTAATGTTTCAAGTGTTCCTTATACTGTTTGGTCTTAACAGCCAGATCATACAGAGTTGTTCTACCCGTTGAAACAGCTGTAAGATACTTGGAAGGCTCCTGCTTGAGAACCCAGGTGTACTGATAACCAACATTGTATACGCCGTCAAGATTAACCCATCTGTGTCTGAGTTTAGTCTGAATCTTATATGGTTTGAGAATGTCCTTATACTTTTCATCACAATTGATGAGAGCATCTCTAACGCATACATCATTCAGAGGTTCGATGTTGATATAGATGCCATTCTTAAGAATATCAGCAACTGTAGCATCGGGATCATCGTTGTATACACGTGCAAGTTCATCACGCTGATTGGGATTATATTCCCCGAGGAAGTCGAGTGCGATGTTGATAAGCTCTTCATTTGTAGCACCCGCTTCAGCACGTTTGCACATATCCTGCCAAATACGTTCACTCTGGAATGTCATCTTACCTTCGTATGTTGCAAAGGCAATGATTCTGTTTGGAACAGCAAGACCGTTTGCAAGCATGTCGATAGGTCTTTCTGTACCAGGAATGGGATTACCGTTCTCGTCATATTCAACCGTTCTGGGCATGAGCTCGCGCTTAACGATCTTAGCAACAACAGACTTATTGCCGTAGCGTCCGGTAACCTTCTGACCAACTCTTACAGGGGTTGGCTGAAGTACCTTGAACTTCATAATTGTATCCGCAATATATTCCTTATCAGCCCACATAGCTTTCGAGAACAGGAACTTCTCAGCCTTGTTATAGATATCAAGCAGAGTAGTATCGTCCTGGTATGGGTCTGTAATTATCTTGGATATGTAGGAATAGATATCATTGTACCAGTCAGTGATCTGACGAAGATATGAGTTGAACTGTTCATTCTCTACTTCAACATTGGTAAGGATATCAATATCCATAATGATACCGTGTGAATACAGGTTCTTGTCATTGATGTGTGGTACGGATGCTTCTGCAACAGACGACACGAAGGAGTTCTCTCTGATGGAACAGATGATGTCATCCTCAATCCATTCACCTATATTCGGGAATGGTTTGTATCCTCCATTTTTGCCGTATCTGTTTCTGAGATAAGCATTCTTTCCGATATCAACGATTACTTCATCAACCATGTCAAAGGCCAATACTTCAGCAGCGTAATCAGAGATTACTAAAGCATCCTCTGTAAGATCTGGAAGAACAGCGTAAGCCATTCTAAGATTTCTACCACCGCAGTAGAGGTCGTTGACATAAGATGATGATTGTGTTATGGGAAGGCCCTCAGGAATAATATCCCCTTCCCTCTTATTCGAGATGAGATTCTTCATACGGAATCCGTATTTCTCTGTAACACGAACAACAGGTGAAAGGACCTTACAACCGTACTTGCCAGTCTTCTTATTCAGATAGATATAAGCGACGGGAGAGTATTCGGGATAATCTTTGAACTTTGTGAAGATTCTCTTTATCTCGAGATCTGCTTCCGCAGTTACATCCCAAGATGAGAGTTTACCGAATTCATTTTCAGCACCTGAATAGAGCTTTGGGAATTCGGGATGTGTAAGAACAACACGCTGGGTAGCTCCATGCTTTGTAGCCATACCGGCACGAACTGGGGATATCTTATCAGGAAATCCCAATGCTGAAGCACCAAACATTGCGCGTTTGTCGATTGCCGCACAACGGGTCTGGATATCCAGCACATTGTTCATTGGCTTCTTCCGAGACCTTGGACGATCGTACTTGGAAGAGACTTTTTCATTAGCCATTCATATCACCTCAGATATTAGATTTCGATACACTTCGAGTGCATATCATGTAAATGATATGTTTATGGAATATGAAATATTATATTTTCGACAGTACGTCGCGGATATATTTTGCACAAGGAGACTCCTCGGTGTTGCCATTGTAGATATCTGTCATTGCGAAAGACAATGTGAGATATATTGCAGTCACAACATATACGTCGGACTTAACAACAATATTTGCAACAAGTCTGTTGATGATATCAACGACGTCGATATGATCAAAGCCTTCGTGATCTTCATCATAGAATTTCTTCATTCTTGAGAGATCAGGTTTAAAGATAAACTCATGTGTCTTTGAACGGACTTTACCCATATTGATATTCTTACTGATAAGGAAATCCTTCAGCTCCTTCTCGCCGATATTGTTAACTGTCCATTCGATGACTGGTGTGTAGTTTGAGAATGATTGAATGTGAAGTGTCTCGATTGCCTCAAGATACTTGAATGTCAGCCAGTGAATGAAAGCCTCGTCGATGATCTGTGAAAGCTTGTCGGGATTGTCCATAACAGCCATTCTCACAGGATGCTCAGGAGGGAATACCTCTTCGATTTTATCATCTCTGATACGGGCATCAATCTGCTTATATTCAGGAACTTCCTGATTGATTATGAACATCTTATAACCCTCAGGCATCTGGATTTCTTTATCCGGATCATCTGAATCTTCGTTTATGAGTTTCTGCTCATTAGGAATAAGACAGTCAATAGGAGATGATACGTTCTTGATATCATCAAGGATTGTCTTGTAATATTCCTTAAATGCATCACGTGTCAGAATCTCAGTCTTATAAGTATTGAGAAGTCTGATATTCTGGAAGTACACATTTGTCGCCGATATGTTCATTCTATGTGCTTCGTACAGATGAAAGAACTCTTCTCTCTGTTTACCGATTATATTAAACATTGCTACCTCCTATGGGATGCTGGGAATAGTATTCTTCCCGCAAAGTTAAGTAGTTGACTATTAAATATTCTATACCCGAGGTCGTCAAGACCAAGGAAATATATTCATTGAAATACATAAAGCTCACCGCCTTTTCTTTTATGTGAGCCCTTCTACTATTTCTTCGATTGCCGACTCATCAAAACCAGCTCCCGCCTCTGGATGCGAGGCGGACTGGTTCATCATGTTCTGAGGATTCGACATCTTATTTGCCATTATCTCGCTTTGTCTCTTCTTTGCTTCAAGCTGTTTTATTCGTTCATCTCGGAGAATATGAACAAATGGAAGCGGCATTTGTCCAAGTGTATCTATGGAAATTAAACCCTTCATCAGAGCAGCCATTTCAAGGATGGTTAATCCATCTCTTTCAAGTTTACTTCCATATTGTCGAGTCTCCGAGATACTTGGAAAAGTAAGGTCTGTCCAATATCATTGATCTGGAGCTTCTCACGTTTCAAGCCGCACTTCGGGCAAACGATGTCTTCGAGATAGAATGATACTGGTGATGTATTAGCTCTTGACTTAGAAATGATCTTGAGGAGTATAGCAGAGTCTTCAGTATCGAGAGCATTTCTGATAATCTCTTCGATATCTTCCCACTGATCGAACATGTACTCTTTACCGTCTCTAACAATTGACATTGAAGTGATGTAGAGAGCATTAGCCGACAAGTAGTCAAACTCAACCATCTTCGGATCTTCAGGATCAAGCTCAGACATATCTCCATCCGGAACATATCTCTTGTAGAGATCCTGAACGAGATTGAGCTTCTTTGTGATGAAGTCGTAAGCCGACGGTTCAGATATTTCAACGATAATTCCTGTTGAAGGAAGTGTGTATCTTGTACGCTTGTTAGATACTTCATTGAATATCTTCTGTGCTTCATCTTGAACCTGTGCGTTGTGTACTGCATCATAGTGTGCAGGAATATGATCAGGGTCGAGATGTACGATTGTACGAGGACGATATTTCAGAGTTCTCTGATAACGACACTTCGGGTTGGGGCATGTGATTGAGAGAGGCTCTTCCTCATCAGCAGTAGCAACGAGTACAGCCCACATGAGAAGCTCTCTGTCCTGATACTTTGTTTTCTTAAGGAAGTCATCGAAATCCTTGAATGCTCCGATCGAAGGATTCTTAAGATGTTTATAGATAACACTCCACTTCTTGAGCTCGTCATCGGATCTGTTCTGCGAAGAAGGTGCAACGAGACGAATGAAGTCAAACCAGTTGATCGGTCTCATGACGCAGCGGTATGCTGATATAGGAAGTGTAACAGGTGTATCGTTGATACCAGGATCATATGTCTGAATAATACCCTTCTGCTGAGTATTGAGAATGACATCCATCTTCATATCCTTTTCAGATACCTTGTTAACGATGATATCTATCTTTCTGGATTCAGACATGTTGCGAACAACATCGGAATCAACATTAACTGTTACGTCACTGCCGTCAGGAACGTTGATTGTGATCTGAGGAATAACCTCAAGCTTTTCGTTAACCTGTACAGGCGGCTTTTCTTCAGCAGCCTTCTGCTCTTCAGGTGTTGCATATATTGGGTGAGGATTCTTAAGCCATACAGAAGCTCTCTCGCCGCCGGGCATAATCCAGTTGTTGAGGATTATAGCTTCGAACTCGGGTGTGATTTCATTATCTGTGTGAGTATCAAAATACTCAATGAGATCACCCATAACCTCACGACGACCCTTGACATTGTTCATAAGGTCGGGAAGTTCAGGTATACCACCTTCTGTGATGTGATACTTAGCAACTACCTTATTGACCATTGTGGTTACAATAGCAACCTTCTCAGTCTGGTAGTTTGCCATATCAGCCAGTACGTTAGGATCGTGTGAATCCGGAGGCATAAGTGTCTTAACCTCTTCAGCACGTCTTGCAAGAGCTTCATCAGCGGCAGCCTTACGAGCATCAGCCGCAGCTTTTTCTTCAGCGGCAATCTCAGCTTCCTGATCATCGTCACCATAGTCGATGTCGAGAGGAGCCTGAGGAACTGGAGCTATCTCGGGTTCTGTAGGAAGAATGATTTTTTCAGGGACAGGCGGAACCGGAACCTGAGGTACTATTGTCTCATCCTTCTTCTCAACAGTCTCACCCTTTGCAGCAGCTTCGTGTTTAGCAATGAGAGCGTCAAGCGGATCATTAAAATTCGACATTGTAAATTCTCCTTTACTTTAAATTTTGTAAATATACATTATTTGAGTGATTACTATAGGAAGTAATCTTATAACAAGCGTTTGTAGATAACGCTAAGTTACTTTATGAAAGAGGTGATTGATTATGCATGATAAAATGATGTGGTTTAATGAAAAGATACCATACATCTTCCATGCTAATATAGTTGAATGGGATATGGCGAAAGCTTCATTGAGTGTTTGTGAACGATTTGGTTTGCTGGACTCAAAAGAAATCGCACGTATGAAAGCATTGCCAAAGTTGGAAAGAGAAGTAGCGATGGGTATGCATCAGCGTGGTAACAAGGAATTCTCTAACCAGCTATTATCTGGTATAAGAGAAATACGAAGAAAATTCCTGGAAGCTAACGAATTGGATGAGTCAAATGTGTTATCCCTCCATAATGACGCAATAATATTCAATTCGAGAAAAAGAATAATATCCGAGATAGATGGTATAAAGTTTCACCATGATAATACATGGGATGCTTATATCAGATATGACCGCGCTGAGATATTCTATAAAGTAGACGAACTTGGAAATGGTTCTCTCGACTTTAAGAATGTTGGAAAAGATAAAGTCCAAGAGCACACATTTGGTCTCAACAGATATATGACAAAAGTAATAGGATATATTGAGAACTACGATAAAGATGTACTCAAGTATATGCGCAAGTTCCAACAGCAATATCTCCAAGACAAACTGCCGGAGTATTATTATTCATCATTTGCAAAGATTGGTGATTTCAAAACAACAAACTTTGAACTATTTGCATTGATGGCAAATATTGTAATAAGGGAGGTTAACTCATGGAAGTAGATCCACAGCGATTGTTTCGTTTCAGATTCAAATCTCCAGGCATGAGTGATAACATGTCTTATTTCGTATTGACAGATGATGTTGAGAAAATGAGAATGTTTCTGAAACAACACAACTTTGATCCATTCAAATCATTCGTCGAGCCGGTGATGTTAAAAGATCATGAAGGTGATTCTGAGTTCATGTTAGAACCATTCATACTCAAATCGAACTATTCTCCGAAATGGTATACTATCATGTCTAATGAACACATGATATATGAATGTGCAAATCAAGCCGCATCCATCATGTCTAATTCATTGATACTTGGTCCAAACATAATCAGAGACGATATTCCAATTATGAAAGTGATATCCGAACTGATAAATGAGTTAGATCATACCTATGTGTTAGATCATACTGTTTGTGATTCAGCCACGGGAAAACCCTTTTCCTCAGCATATGAACAATACACAAAAGTTGGATATCCATCTGTGGAATATGCAAATACTTTATCTCTCACAGATGAACCTGCAGCGTATGATGATTCCGCTTTATATGAATCCATCACAGCTGCAGTCGGTAGAGGATATCCATTACCATTCACTCTGGAAATGTATATATCTTATTTCGCAGAATTGCTAACAGATACTTACAATTGATAGGAGGTATTGACATGGCTAAAGAAAAGGATCCAGTGACAAAGGTTGTCGAAGATCATAAACCAAAGAACTTTAAGTTCAAATATATCATCAAGGATGATGAGTTACTGAAAGAGCTTGAAGATGCAAAGTATGATATATCATCTCTTGATACTATCAACGATACAGATCTGACGGTAGCTGCAATAAACGCGCCGTTTAAAGAGTATCCACGAGAGGTCGTAACATCATCAAAGAAACCAACACAAATTGAAGATGGAGTTTTACTATTCAAACAGATGACAACAAAAACGGATAAGAAACTTCTCAATGTATGTGTAGGATTCTTCACACATGATAATCTTAGATATGTCTGCGTCAAGTTCGTTTATGAGCGATTTGACATTATTGAAATATTCATTTTAACATAATACGAAACGGTGGGGGCGCGAAGCCCCCGCCATTCCATATTATTTTTAAGAGAGGTGGTATGAACCCTAACGGATTCTTTTTTCTTACTCGGCCGTAGTTTCATACGGATTAGCGATGCTATGTGTAACACCGCCATCGCCGTAGATCTGAGAGTGGTCAGCAATTGATACGGACTTAGCCGCAACACCGTCACGCTGCACAGCCAAAGGATCTGCACGCATAACAGGAGCATTGCCGAGACCAGACTGAACGCCGTCGAGATAAGGACGATCGCCGCCATTGAACATCTCTGTGTCGATCTTCTCGGAAGAAGCATCCTTGAAGAATGCATCGCCAGCACCAGGATTGAAGTTGAGTGAGTTGCCGAATACAGCGAACTGCTTAACGTATCTTGCTGCGAGGTCGTTGATGTATGCAGACTGTACATACTGACAGTTGAATACCAACGGCAGCGACTGGATAGAAGATGAACCCTGTGCGTTAGATGTGAAGATATCGTTACCAACCTTATTTGCAGGAACGCAACCAAGAGCTGCAACTGCACCTTCAACACGAGCACCAGATCTGTCAAGTGCGATGATAAGGAATTCAGCAACTTCCCAAGCAGGTGATGGCTCAAGTGCCATTTCGGACTGACCGTCTACTGCCTTGAAGATACGCTGAGGAGCCAGTGAAGTTTCGTCAACTGAACCAGCTACGAGGCCATGGTAAGTTGTCAAACCAGTGATCTGATCTGAGATACCGTCAATCCACATGTTGTGGAAGTTAGCCATAGGTCTACCAACAAGCTCAGGAACATTGATAGTCAGGGTCTGACCAGCCTGAGTATTCTGTGTGGTAGGAATCGGAATAGATCTACCTGCGAAGCCGCCCTGGAGCTGTGCATTTGCAAGTGATGCATCACCGATGTTAGGAGTAATACCTGTGTTGTAGTACTCGATGACCTTCTTGTATGTTGAGAACTCCTTGTTGGTGTAAGCATTGCTGTCACCAGCTGAGAAGTAGTGCATAAGGAAGAAAGGACCACGGTACATAACGCAGATAACTCTGTTGGTTGTTTCGGGGTTGAGACTTCTGAGAGTATGAATATCAGGAGTCAAGCCGCCGAGCATACCTGTGTACTGGGAGAGATCACCAGTATATTCTCTTATACCAGACTGAAATGATATAGCTTTTCCCATATATTACCTCTCCTTTCCTTAAGAATTACTCTCTCTTCTCTGTACGTTAACAATGATCGGAACTCTCAGGATGAGACCACGGAATGTAACGTTGCAGTAGCAGATAAGGATATCGCCACCGTCGATATTGATATCACGTACAAATGTGATTTCGAGAGCATCAACCAGATTGCCAACCCAGTTGGAGAAGATGTTGTTGCACTCATCGGAGAGTGTCTTGATAACAGCGTCATCATTGTACTCGAGCAGATAAGAATCGATCTTATTCTGGAGGAGGTAGGTGAGCTGTGAAAGTGTACGCATGTTGGATTCCTGGAGAAGGTCTGAAGTATCAGCATCTCTGAGGAGGGTTCTCTGTGAACGACGTGTGAGTGTGCCGTCCTGACCCATGATCCATGCGTTACCGCCAGAATTGTAGAGAAGCTCTCTGAGCTCCCAGTCTGTAGTATCAACATCCGGGAAGTAAGATGTGTACTGATCTGCAGAGATTGCAGAGTACTTACCAACGTAAGGCTTGTTGATAGACAGCTGACGGCAGTGTCTGATGAGATTATCAACGATCTGCTTGGTGAATGTGTAAGACATACCTGTCTCAACATCAACCCAACCGCCGATATCCCATGAAGCGTTAGGATTATCGAATCTCTTAGCGAATGATGTATTTACAAGCATTGCTGTATTAGCATCAGTAACACCAGAGTCGAGGTGGAGTGAAAGACCAGAGCCAGGTCCAATCGGTCTCTTGTCCTCAGGAATGCCCTGATATACACGATAGATCATGAGATCGTACATTGCCTGCTTAACATCGATATCCTCATACTTGAGATTGGAAACTGTATCCGGGTGGAAGAGGATCTCTTCCTTCTCATCCTCTGTGAAGATGATAGAAGCATTGATGATATCAGTAGGTGTGTATACAAGGTAAGGCAGAATAGTAGAACCAACGATGGTATTGTATCCTGCATCGAAGAGGAACTTAGCTGGGCATCTTGTAGGTGACTGGATACGAGGATCTATTTCACCCTTGAATGCTCTTACGAGAAGTGCAGAATATCTCCACTTGAACTCGATTTCGCTGATCTCGGTATTATCGAAGAAACCAGTAGAACCACCGGAGAGCTTCATGCCACCAACCTCAGTAGTTGGATTGATACCGTATGTAGCTGAGTAGTAGTTAGCGGGGATAACTGTAGGATCGCTCTGAACCTTGAAGAGTGATCCGAGAGAACCAGTGATGGTGTATCTCTTGATCTGAGCAGGTGCAGAGTTCTCATCAACGACCTTGAAGTTAGTAACCTTGAATGTTGGCTGGAGGCCTTCAATTCTTGGGTCAGTTGTAGAATCACCCTTCTGAGTATTAGGAATGAATACACCCTTCAACTCAATAGGTGTTTCAGCAGAAGCGTTTCTGAGAATGTTTACGATAGGAGCTTCAACAGCGTTGTTGTAAGAACCAGCCTTGGTAATAGCTATACCTGTAATCTGACCAGTCTCAGCATTTACGTCTGTGACTGTAACGATTGTCTTACATGCAGCCGTATTAGGAGCATCTTTATACTTAGAAGAATTTTTAGCCCAAGCACTGGAGAACTTCTTCGTGAAGTATGTATCCTGAGCAAATGCAGGAGCAGATGAAGGAGTAGGATCATACCAGGTTGTGCTTGCGAAAGTTTCACCAGCTGTACCCTTGATGTACATTCCTGTGTCATCCTGCTTGTAGTGTGCAGTAGCATCGAAGTCGGTATCGTCAGTTACCTGAGTCCATTCTACAATTGGTTCGATAGCCTTTTGTTCCGTATACTTGTAGAAGTTTACATAGTCAACAGCCCAGTTATCAGGAGCAGCTGTAAGGAAAGGATTCTCCTTTGTAGTAACGGTGTAGTAGCTGATGAATGTTTCAGCACCAGTCTGGATAGTGTACTTTTCAGGATCGTTCGCACTGTAAGGTTCGATTACGCTGCCTTCCTGAGACTTAGCATTTGCAGCTATAGCAACGTAGAACTGGTCACCTACCTTGTATGAGTAAGTGTTTGTTTCACCGTCAACCTCGATATCACCAACAGTGGTTGAACCATCGATCTCAACACCAGATACCTTCCATGTATCGATAGATACATTGTCGTATACCTGAATATCGAACTGAGATCCCATGAGATCATCAGAGAGGTTTACAGTTGTAGGAACTGAACCGATTATGCCGTGTGTAGCAGCATCTGTAACAAGAATACGATGAGCAGTGAGATCATCGTTGTCTGCAGATGTTCTGTCATAGTCATTGACATAGATCTTGTTAAGTGTTACTTCAGGATCACCGCTTGTTTCCTGAACAACTACTGTTGCACCAACACGGTTCCATGCAGCGTCAGGCTGGAATCCTTCCTGAGGAGGATCTGGAGTAACTGATGTCCACGCGAAGCCCATCGCATTACCAGTGCCGAGAATACCACCGGAGTGAGATTCTCTATCAAGCATCTGATAGAAGAACTTAGGATCCATGTAGTGGAGTGTAGCAGATCTGATGGTCTGTCCTGTTACTTCGTCAGTGAAGCTTTCAACTTCAACAGTGTACATGTCGAATCCCTGAATAGGATCACCTGTAACAGCGTCATATCTTGTAGCAGCAACAACAGCGTTGTCAACTATTGTGTTCTGAGATACGAGTTTGTTTACAGTAGCAGAAGTTGCATTAGCTGTAGTAGCATCCTTAACATCGGATACGATAGTGGAGATAACTACTGAAGCCTTGCCGCCACCAGTAACGGAAGTACGGAGCTCGGTATAGCCGCTATCCTTATCAAGAGGGAATACTCTCGGAATTGTCATTGAAGTAACATTTCCGGTGTACTGGTTGATTGCAGTAACAACTGAGATTCTCGGATTTGTTGTGTTGTTTGAAGGTGTTGTAAGATACAGATCACCAACATGAACAGTATCACCACCGCGGCTTACACCGTATGTGGATTCAAGAATCTTGTTGTAGAGAACGGTCGGATTATTAGCATCCCAGAATGCAGCATCGTTGAGAACACAAAGTCTTCTTTCCTGAGGAAGCTCAGGAATATCAGTGTCGATCATGTCAACCTGATAGAAAGGCATCTTGGTTGTTGTATCAGTACCGTTGTAGATGTAGTTGCCGAATACCATATCGAAGATATTGATATTCATTGCCTTGTAAGCGTTAGATACGAATTCATCAGGCTCAACGATATCAAGCATGTTCTTGTAGTGGTTCATGTAGATATCATAAAGCTCGCGAACTGCAGCATCGTTTACATAAGGAACTGTGATGGAAGAACCTTCAAGTCTCTTAGCAACAGCTGTATTTACAGAATCGATAGCATCAACTCTGTCCTTGTTATTTACATTCATAAGAGAAGCGAAAAATCTCTCAACAACCTGATTGGTCCTTGTATCGATTGTATCGAACTCATAACGAACGTTGGCGGGACGCTTAGCCTGTGTTGTCATGTTGATGGCATTAGCCATGTAGTTGTAAGCCGATCCACGACCTGCAGCGATGAAGTTGATAAAGAGTCTCTGTGTCCAGACACCCTGAGAATCAGTCTCAGCATTATCAACCTTGAAGTACTTGATGAGTGCTTCGTTTACACGAGCAGTGTTCTTGAATCTGTCACGCTGTATATCTTCAGGCCATTCTTTAACCTTGAAGCGAACGTGAAGCTTGTTGTCAGTGCCATCAATTCTCCACTGAACTACGAGTGAAGAAACAGCATAAGTAGCATCTTCCGGAGTAACACGCATAAAGCGTACAGGACCACCCTGGTTTATAAGAGAACCAGCGTATGTGACACCCTGGCCATAGCGCTTGATATCATCCGTTGAGAGATTCGCCATGCCGTAGGCAACACCGAGAACGTCACTTCTATTGATCGTAATCATCTTATTATCCGCACCCATAGGAGCGCCGGTAACAACGATAGATGCCAAGAGTGAAGGGTCTTCTGCGATCACTACAGGAAGAGGTCCAGTATACTGTGAATTGTCCACAATATGAACCAGTGAGTGAGGCATCTTATACTTAAGACCATATCTTGTCTCAATCATAGATAATTTCTCTCCTTTACTAAAATTTTTTAGTTGTTAATTGAATGGGATAATAAACTATGAGAATCGCATTCATAGTAAGTTGCCCACAATTAATATTGAGTTGAGAAAAAAGATATTAGATGGGGGCCGAAGCCCCCACCGTATTAGTATCTTCTGATAATATCGTATGGAACCATTCCGTCACCGTATGCTTTATCAATGTCGCGGTTGACACTGATGTTGGTTGAATCAGGAAGAGATTGTCCGGGAAGATCAACCTCATTGTTATCCGCATCAACCATGGCAAATCGTGCCGATGAATCATCATCTCCATCGATGACTACTTTGAGAGTATATCCTGCAGCTTCATTACTTACAGCATCCCCAACAGTGAGACCATCAAGGAATGATGCTGCACTCTCAGGAGTTGCCTCGGTGCCAACAGTGGCTGGAATATTAGTAGATACAGGATCAGGAATGGTCATGCCAAAGATATTGTCCATGAACTCTCTGCCTGTTGAATATGGTGAAGCAGATGAAAGTCCACCATCACCACCTCTACCAGATATACCACCACCAGATGCAGCAGCGGTTTGCTGTTTGATCTTGAGCTCAGCCTTTTTAGCCTGGATAGCAACCTGTTCTTTGACGGATGATATGAGAACATTTTTACCAGCCGTTAGAGCCTGCAGACCTTCGATATCCATTTCGTTCAAACCAAACTTTCCTTTCTCAGTAAGAGACTCCTTCAACTTGGCTTCGAAGAGACGAAGTATCTTAGCCTGATCAGCTCCGATAGTTCTGAGCTGTGTTGTTTCGGATGTAAACATACGCATTGGATCAAGCTTGGATTCTGCAGCAGCCATGAACATCTTCTCAAGATTATTCATTACCAATGGATTGCCGCCCCAACCGGTTCCCTCGTATGGAGAAACGTAACCGCTCAAAGCAACGTTTGCAGCTGTACGAATATCATCATACCTACGTTGCCATTCCCACTGATATGAACCGGGATCGGCGGGTGTTGGCTGCGGTTGTGACTGTGCAAGCATTTCATATGATTCATCAACAGTAGGAACTGTCGCATTGAATTGATTAAGTGCATCAACAAAACTCATGTGATTACACCTCCTTTGATTATTTTATAAATCACGTTTGGTGTTTATCACCATTTATCGGAATTCATCCAACACTGAAGACATTCCTCACATTTTATCATCTGGAGTTTTGCCGGATGGTATTGATGCATGTACATATGACATAGTCTGTCATGCCATTCATCATCGGTTTCCCAACGTTCATCATATTTGTCTTCATCAACTTTAATACGCATTTTAATTTTCGGATTGAAGTTTATGAAATCATCATCCATGTGTTTGTCGGCAAATTGACGAATCCGTCTGAGGATTGTATCGTTTGTTTTCAAACATGCATGATTCTCATTTGTGATGAGTTCAAGAACACAACGATTACTCAATGAGAGTGTCTCCTGCATATGTGCCAATAGATCATACATGTTCGTATTCATCAAACGATCACGGTTATATCTACCATGAGGCTCTTTTAATTTCTGAACATCGGTATGACGTTTGTGAGTGTATGGATATTCAAAATCAGAATACGACTTATGTTCATATCCATACTTCGTCAATCCATCTATGAATCGATCTCCAGAGATACCACCTTTACCATCTTCGGTAACGAACTTGGCCATGTATCATCATCCTTTCTTCATGTTACCCTTGGTCAGTGCATACAAACCACCAAGGCATTCTATTTCGATTGAATACATGGTCGTACAGTCTGGTTTAATATTATAAATCTTACTGAGCATGAGTTCTTCAGCTTTAGCATTTGCTTCATCACTCCATACTCCAACACTCTTAACGGTATCTCCATCATAGTCACCGCCGATAACTTTCAAACGAGAATTGGAAGGCGTAAGAGTATCAGCAAACGATGTTGCAACTTTGTTGTGTGAAGCTTCCAAATCAATGATTGGATATGTGTCTAATACTTCACCATTGAATTGAATTTCCGTTGTGTTGTTCGTTGACAAGATATGTACCTTTGTAAAGAAAGCACCCATGTAGTCACCGATAGGATATCGCACTGTGTACACATGTCTATCAGCATCAACGATTGCAGACTTACATGCCAAATATACGACATCGGTCAGTGTGACAGGTCTTGTCACAGTTTCATTTTTCTTTACGTCAAGATACGTCATGTTGATTGGCTTTTCACCCTTATCATCCAGATACATAATCTTGAAACGAGAACCAGGATTCTTCATGTATATCTCACACAGATCCTCGATCATTCTGTTATCGTACACATTAGCCAACATTGCAGAATTGATCTCAGCTGGTTCATTATGAATCTGCTGGATGTTGGAATATGAGAAGAATTCTTTCATCTTGAATACTACCAACGGTTTGAACAATGAACAACATGTGTGGAGTGGATAACCCGTTCTGAATATTCCTATCTTCGGATTCTCAGAATTGTATCTCGGAGCGGAGATAACGTTTCTTGCAGTATACATGGTATTCTTAGCCAAAAGATTCTTTTGGAAGAAACCATTCTTACCACCAACGTAGTTGGATACAAAAGTAAAGATGTTGATAACAGCATCTTGGAACTTTGCATATACCTGGTTGATGTTTGTAGTAGTATGAGCAGATACACTCTTCAAACCGAGTATACCCAAGTACAGGGTATTCAACTCGTTCTTTACAGTCTTACCATTTCTCATACCTATCTGACGCATGTTTGGAGGAAGTACTAATACCTTATCATTGAACAACAGTCTCTTCGGACTCTTTGTCAACACATCGATATTCTCCTGGGAACGCGTGTTAAGTGTTTTGCGGATATCAATCTGCTCCCATATATTATACAGATCCTTCAATCCGCTATACTGACCTTCTGGATCAATTGTCAAAACGCCCTTTACAAGATTGCATCTGACTTCACCATATGCCATCTTCTTGATGACACCGCCTGAACGTTGGATAATGTTCTTTGCAACGTGGGGATTAAAAACATGCACAGGCAATTTGATGTATGCACATCTGTAGCTACGTTCGTCATTTGTTTGGCCGAAAATTTCTTCTGAGAATAATCCCTGAGGATTAAACATGTTCGAAGTTCTGTATATCTGTTGGGAAGTTACTTCCTTCAATCCGTTTGTTTTGATATCTCTATCGATATCATATAACTCTTGTATTCTCATAATCATTCTCCTTTCATGAGAGATTATCCTTTCGTTCCCTTCTATTATTACTATATTAAAACTGCCTCCGGCAGTATAATCATCTACATGCGAATTGAAATAAAAATAGAAAACTGAAACGCTTGTGGGCCCCGAAGGACCCACTCACGAAAACAGGAGGTTCCCTGATACCAATGGCGCTAAGTATCAGGACGAGATAAGACAGTGCAGTAGTAGGACTGACTTACCGATGAGTATTTAACTCCGTCTATTTTAAAATTTCATATATATATTATTAATATGATAAGAAAGCAATAATCTTTAAGCTTTCAAATCGGAAGAAAAAATTAATTAATTCGATTAAGTCCTGACCAGTCATCAGGCCGATTATCTATGCTACCTGGCATGGAAATCGATGGTCTTAAGGAGGCCACTATCATGAAAGAAAATAATGAAAAATACACGAAATATGTGTACGTCACAGAGAGCGGAGATGTGGCATTGCTCTACGGAGAAATGCCTGATCCGGAAGACCGCATGACGGCTGAGGAAATGCGGTTTTATTTATATGATAAGCGGTTCCAAATCGACTGGAAAAAAGAGGAACCACTTAGTGAGGATGACGAGAATGAGGTGTACTATACTATTCTCCCAGTTTTCTCCGAGGAGCTAACCCCGGAAGAAAATCTGGACATGATCTGGACTGCGTACAACTATGATTACATTAATGGCTTGGAATTCCTCAGCTTCCACGAAGCTCAGCTTCGCCTCCTCCTCGGCGATGAAAACTTCGAGGACCTTGAATCCACCATTAAACATTATGAAGAAGATATGCGTACATTCTATATTAGAGAAGAAATTGTGAAATGTGTCCATGCTGAAAAATGTACTAAAGAGGAATTCCTCTCCAATCTTAAGGAAACTTCTGAAGAGGAATATTTATCCGTAGACGGCGAGCTCTTCAGAAATGATGGTATTGACAATTACGGAAATCACAGATGGTCAAAGTATGAAGAGTCCCGCAATGACTGGACTAATATGTGGGATGTTGAAGAAGAGGAGGCAATATCATGAATAAAACATATAAAGTATATTCGGCATTCGCAGGATCCTTCATAGAGGTTTCTGCTGAAGAAATGAGTGATGAAGAATTCGAGGCTATCAAAAACAAAAAGGACACTCCCGAGTTTGTCCACATCATAGGCAGCGACGAGCTGCTGTATAACGACTACACATGTTGGAATGGGTTTGATGGCACTTGCCAGTGTCTTAGCCATCCACGTAAGTCGTGGACTGCCTGGTCATTAAAAGATCAGGCTTGGATTGATTAAATAAGGAACCCCTTCGGGGGTTCTTTTTTCTTCTCTTTTTCTTTTTTCTTTTAACACACATATATCATTAATTTGCATGGAGAAGATATACTTCAAAGTGATAATAAAAATGTAGGAGGTTGTATAAATGCCACAGTTTAAAGATGATAAGATGAATATTATCGAACGAGACATTGATAAGATTATTGCAAGACCGATGCAGTATATATCAGCTCTCGGCGATTTAGGAGTCTTTCACATCTGTAAAGAAATAGTTGATAACGGCTGGGATGAATGTAGGAAGAAAGAGTCTCCGGCTGATAAGATCGAAGTCTTCATCAACGATAAAAAGATAATTGTCAGAGATAATGGTAGAGGAATTCCAACAGATACAATTCAGAAGGTATTCGAAACCATTCAGGCTGGTTCCAATATGGAAAGAGCTGGTGGATATACTGCAGGTGAGAATGGTGTTGGTACAACTTGTGCGGTTGCGATGGCATCAGAGCTCAAAGCTCAGACCATCAGACCGAGTGAGAAAAAGATACTAACGCTTGTGTATCAGAACGGCAGACTTGTTGACCGTAAGGAAGAAAAGTATACCGGCAAAGATCATGGTATGGTTGTATCATTTTCACCTTCCAAGAAGCTGATGGGTACTGATAAGATTCCGATTGATATGTTGAAGACTTGGTTCAAGGATTTCGATTATACATTGCCTCGTGGAATCAAGATGGAGTATACCATTGGTCATGAAACATTCAAGGTTGAACATAAAACAATCGATGAGTTCTTCGATATAGATATCAAGAAAGAACACCGATTCTGTTCACCACTCAGGTTCAAGTGTTCTGGTGGTTTGAAAGAGACTTATCGTGATAAAGAATATGACAGAACATTCGAGATCGATGCTGCTATCGTATATTCATCGGGTGATTATCGTGGTGAATTGATTGAGCATTCTTGGATGAATCATATTCATACAACTCAGAATGGATCTCATGTCAATGGTATCGTAAATGGCTTTATCAAGTATATGACCGAGAAAGTTGTTGCGAAGAACAAGAAGCTTGCAGATGAGGATTTGAAGAAGGATATACTTGCACACTTCAACATCGTTGTCAAAGGTGAGTGTAATATGGCTCATATGTTCTCATCTCAGGCAAAGCATACTGTCAACTCTCAGCAGCTTGGAATCGCAATTCGCAATGCAGCATATGAGAGTCTGAAGAATATGAGCCAGAGAGTAATCGATGATATGGTTGAAGTAATCATTGCAAACCACCGTGCTCGTATCGAAGGTGAGAAAGCGAGAGATATCAACCGTTCAACGAAAGAGATCAAGACTTGGACAATTCCCGATTCGTTCATCCCATGTGCTAACGTCAAGACAGAACAGCCTAAGGAGTTATTCCTTGTTGAGGGTAACTCAGCTGGTGGCGGAATCCGAGGTGGAAGAAATGGTAAGTTCCAGGCAATACTCATGTTCAAGGGTAAGTCTTTGAATGTATGGGATAATGATCTTGATCGTGTTCTCAAGAGTGAACCCTGGTTGAATCTGGTAAAGATACTTGGTTGTGGTATTGGTTCTGGATTCGATATCAAGAAACTCAAGTATGATAAGATCATAATAGCAACCGATGCTGATGTTGATGGATATCACATCCGTGTTGGATTCATCACATTCTTCGTCAAGTATATGCCAGATATCATTCGTGCCGGCAAGCTGTATATTGCAGAACCCCCACTGTACAAACTGCAGCGTGGTAAGGATGTATCGTATGTTGCTACAAGACGCGAATACATGGATAGATGTATCGATTCACTCGGCGATTTGGAAATCTCATTTCCGGCATAATGAAGTGGGGGCCTTGCGCCCCCATATAAATTTATTTGAAAGGATGATGTATAATGAATAAAAGAATAATGAAAAAGAAGTTTAACAAATGGACCGCACACCATGATGATCAGACCGTAGATCTTGGATCAATGATATCTTGTGCTGCAGCAGCCAAAGGTATTCAGCAAACAAAACCAAAGTTCGATGAATATGGTCGTGTTGAGTATTTTTACTACACCCAGGAATATGTCAAGTTTGCACAGTCGAGAAATGTAATGCGTGCTGTAAAATCATATGCAAAGAAGTATGTGTATCATACGGGCAAATGTGACAACATCAAAGATATGTATCGTTATATGTGCGAAGAAATTCATGCCAATAGAGAATATCATAAACGAATCATTGAACAAATTACAGCAGAAGAAGTTCGTGAAACTTCAGAAGAATGGAACCAGCTGGAATCTGTTAGAACTGCATTTGGATTGTAATATAAATTCATAAAATGATGTTACTAATGAATACTGACTAATTTCGTAGGAGGTAATGACAATGGGCAAAAGAGGAAATGAATTCTTAACACCTGACGTGCGGGAATTCGTAACGGAAGCTTTCGATTATTTGGCGATACTCGAAAAGTGTTCAATCAATCATTCTGCAAACAGGGGATTGTTGGAGCAGATTGCGAACGGATTCGTCAAGTATGGTTCGACCGACAACTTCATCAAGAACATCAATGCTTGGGTAAAGTCTGTGTGTAAGATATATCCCGAGCTTAAGTTCGATCATGACACAAATCAAATATGTGCAACTATTGATCTCCATGATCAGTTCATCATTCTTGATGACGAACTTATGAATGACCTCATGCCAATTATTGAAGTTCAGAAAAAGTATGGACTTCTGATACGTTGGAAGAGTGCATCAGCAAAGATTGATAGAACAGCGCCACTCTCTCAGTTCTTTGAATATATTGAGACGAGGTATCCTGTAATCAAGGACAGGTACAAAGGTCTCGGTTCATCAGATGCTGGAGTATCAAAGGAGGTTATCATGGATCCAAGAACCAGAAGAATCGTTCGCGTTTCAATGGATGATCCTGATACTTTCAGAAGACTGGGAGTGTTAGTAGGTAAGAGTAAGGATGAGGTTGAAGGTCGTAAAGAACTGCTTATGAACTTCAAGTTCACAGAGGATATGATAGATAACTAATTAAGGGGGCACACGGAGATGCTTATGAATTATAACACGGATACAGACGTCAACGAAACTACTTTCGATGACCTTAAACAGTATCAGGAAATAACCGATCCTGAACTCGTAAAGGAACTTGTGGGTTCTCCGGTTATACTGGATCACTTCACAGGAGACGAAGAGTTCGATCGTCTGTTCAACCACACAGTTGATGTTGCTGCACTGTGCTGGGGCAATGTAGATAAAAACGGCATCAAACTCCAGAGGACTCCAATCCTTTTCAAAGTCAATGACGAAGAGAAGACCACAAGAGTCCTCCCCCTTAACAAGTTTATGATATCACTCACATTCTTGAGATGTATCATAAGATATATCGACAATCTCAATGTTGATGACTTCATAATCACTGGTCAGTATCTTACAGAGAAAGACCGTGAAGCCATACACAACAGAACCGCAAAGACCCTGCGTGAGTATTCACACACCACAAAGGAAATTGAAAAGATCATTGCTCAGTGTGCGCTTGATCTCAAGATGCTTAATAACGTATTCTCATATGCCGACATGATGATATTTGATGCTGATAATCTCTTCCTTGATCATTACAAAGCATCTGAGATAATACGTGAAATAAACAATACCGAATATCCACCTACGGCTCAGACTGCTGAGATAGTTGCTGAGAATGCTAAGAAGTGTAAGATACTTATAGCTGAGATGACTCGTCTGAATAATCCTCTCTTCCGTGCAAATAAGTACGTTAAGATTATAAAGGATAAACAGCTCGAAGAACTACTCATCAATTTCTCACAGATTCCTGACGGCGAGAACATTATCCCTGTAATCATGAATGGTAACGGCTTCAAAGCAGGATATCACGACATGGAAGTTTTGTATGCTGCTGCAATTGCTGCCCGTGTTCCAGACATGATGAATGGAAAGTATATGGGTAAGACCGGTTACTTTGGAAGAAACATGTGGATACTCGACTACGGCACAGTATCAAGAACAGTATACGACTGTGGTTCCAAGAACCTGCTTCCGGTTACCATCGATGAAGTTGAGCTCGAAATGAAGGAAGGAAGATTCTATTCCGAAGATCCTTCAGGTGATAGACTCAAGGTTCTCAAGAAAACAGATACGCATCTTATCGGCAGAAAGCTCTGGTTCAGATCACCGTGTACTTGTAATCTGCTTGAGGATTGCTGTCATACTTGCTATGGTACAATCGCACTCAAGGTAGGTGAACTTCCAGGTGGTTTCATATATACTACTGAGATTATGACAGGTATCATCGGTCAGAGAATTCTGTCAGCTAAACACTTATTGAAGACGGATTCGGAGCCAGTTGAGATGACAGGTAATTTCAACGACTGGTTTACATTCGTCAATTCATCAATTGTTCCTATCGATACTAAGAGATTTGATATCTATATCAAGGATGATTATGCAGATAACATTTCTGAGAATATCACATTCTATATCGGTAAGGATCTTAAACCCGTAACAATCGGACACTACGCAAATGCCTACGTCCCTGATGAGCTGCTGAAGGATATGAAGGATGTGTACATTGGTGAGGATCTCTATCACAAGATCTCATCATACAAGGTACTTGATTCAGGTCTTCCGATCTGTGAAATCACACCTATCAATATCATGATGACAGCCAAATACTTCAACCTCAACAGACTCTTTGAATCCAATATGTCCAAATATACATCATTTGAAGAAGTGGTATCAACGCTCACACATCTTCTTCATAAGACAATTCCGATTCTCTCCGTACATGGTGAGATCATAATTGGACATCTTGCAAGAAGACCTGATAACAAACTTCTCAGACCGAACTGGCTCAATGAGAATGAACCTTATCAGCTGTTGAATCTGAAGGATGCTCTCAGAAACACAGAATCAATCACACAGGCACTGGCATTTGAGAATACTCGTCATCATCTGTTGTATCCTATATTTGATGAGAGAAACAAGATCAATCGTGTAGGTCCGATATCATTCACAGATTTCTTATTCGGAGAGGAAGTATTATAATGAAAGACTTCGACATGGGCCCGCTTTTCGGCATGCTCAAACCAAAGTTCCGAGTAATATCTACTGCATTAGGAGAGGAGTTCAACCCCACAGAAGGGGTTGACTTCTTCTTCGACTTGAATTCTATTGTAACCGCGCTGGCAAACTCAAACAAATTCCTGAGCAAGCTCCCGTTCTCAGAGGGATGTGAAATGGATATCATTTCCAATACTCTCGGAATATTGCTCCATTGGAAAAAGTTTGCTCGCAATCTCACAGATGTTAGATATTTCATTATCGTAAATGATATGCAGATATCAGCACTGGCCGAGAAAGATGCAATAAAGAATTATCTGACACCTTTCGTCAAGAAGATGGATGGAGAAAGATACAAGCAGTTTGTATATTATTGGAATGAAGCAATCAAACGTATCGAGATAATTCTCAAATACGTTCCATCTGCATACTTTGTCAGATGTGATAAGTTCGACTCATATGTTGTACCCAACCTCATGTGGGATTATGAACACACCAACAGACATCGCGTCATCGTTACCTCAAATCCTTTCTTCACTAACTATGTTTACATGAAGAATGCACACATCTTATATTCCAGATATAATGGATATAAGATCAATCAGCTGTTTGAACCGGCTATGATAGTACAGGCTGTATCAAAGATCGATGAAGATGTTATGACGACCTTTATCAAGAATAGAGTATTCTACAATATTCTGTCGGAAATAATTGGTGACTTCGATCGTGGAATCATCGGACTCACTCAGCTTGGATTATCTACGTTCGCTGCAGATTTATTGAGGGCAGTTGAAAGACACGAGGTTCCTGAGAACCCGTCATCAATCGAGAGTGTCCTCCCGGTTATCAAACCAACGTTTCATGATTATCTCAGGAGAGCATATCCTCTTGTAGATATACCATCACATACAAACATGATCAAACCGTCGATGATTGAAAAAGTCAAGAGTAATCTTGTTGACTTATATGATATCGATGGATTATCCCAGATCAATGTTGAGGGAATGAATCTGTTGGAACTTCTGTAATGTGTGGGGGCATTTTAGCCCCCTCATATTCTTTTCTTTTGTATGTATATTATTAACTTGATACCTGTCCAATGAAATCTTTAGGTATCAGAAAGGATGTTTATACCATGTATAAAATTATCAAAGAAGAAGATCTGATCCCGATGTTTACATCGATCGATGAATTCATCAATGACTGGGACACACAATTGGAGATAACGAATCGTGCGTTCTACAGATACCATGAAGAGGTTCTTTCTAAGATATCCTCGCATGAATTTATGGATATCACAGAACGTTTGAATCTCTCAAATTACATCACAACTTCAGAAGACATTCGTAGAAACTTGGAAGTTTATAAAGGTATCTTCGAAGATATTAATGAACTCTTCAAGAAAGTCAAAGTATATTATACTCTGAGAGAGTGCATGATTCCCGAATCATTTTCGGATGCCCGCAAAATGAACATGCACAAAGTATCAATCATTCCAAATGGATCTTATATTGATCTGATAGAAATTAAGATAATGCCCGGTGACACCATTCAAATCGATGTTTGGAAGAAAATCGGAAAGCAGATTGTAACCGATTATGTGCATGGTGGATTAATCGAGGCTGATGAAGTGAAGCACTATGTTCAGATGTGCACAACCAACATGATCGTGGCAACTGTTCAGGAGATGGTTGAAACAATGGCAAAAAATTATCCGGAGGAAATAAAATGAAGAAAGAAACAAGAAATGCGGTCATTGGAGGATTGGCCATGTCTGCAATATCGGGAGTATTCAATCCAATAATTCAGGCTGGTTCAAAGGCGGTTGTTGATAAGCTAACGCACACGATTGCTATCAACGATTACGCTTATGCGTTGGAAGCGGGGTTGGGACACTTCTTCAAAGACATCGAGGATGTGTTCTATCTCAATAACAACAACGAACCTGATTTCCGCAAAAACATTTCATATTATAATATGACTCCAACGCCTCAGAAACAGACGATTTTGTGGGGCGGTTACCCAATCACATTTTCAACAAATGTGAACAAAGAAGGTGATAACAACAACACAAGATGTGGAATGTCGTTGTCAACTATAAACACACCCGGTGCCATCAAGAACTTGAAACGCTTCATGAAGGTATGCCATAAGATACAGCATGAACGTGAAATCAAGAATGTTCGCGATGAGGTATCCGTATACGGAACCGGCAGACATATGGATCTTGTCAGATTCTATCTCAAGCCGTTTACAAAGCGAACATTCCAGAATACGTTCATCCCATCTGATCAGGAAACACTCATAAAGGAATCATTAGATAAGTTCGTTTCCAAAAGAGACTGGTATAAAGAAAATCATATCCCTTACCATTTCGGATTCCTTTTATATGGCAAGGGTGGAACCGGTAAATCCACTTTGGCTCAGGCGATTGCAGATTATATCCATGCCGAGCTGATAGTATTTCCAGGTGATGCTATCTCAGAACTGCCGAAATATATCGGTACAGACATCTGCAGAGACACAGTCGATTCATCAATATACAGAGTCGTATGTATTGAGGACGTGGACTGTGGTTTTGCCCAGGCCAGGATGACATCTGTATGGGATGATGAAGAAGAAAAAGAAGTTAAGCGCAAAGTGGGACTGGCTGAGATACTTAATTGTATTGACGGTCTCCAGGCTCCTCAGAATACCATATATGTGTTCACTACGAACCATATGGAGAAACTGGATCCAGCTTTGATACGTCCTGGAAGATGCGATGTCAAGCTGGAAATCCCAGGTGTCACATACGACACTTTCAAAAAGTTCGCCGTATATCATTATGGTGAGGGAGCTGACACATTCATAGATGATCACTTCATCAAGGACTTCAGAGTAGACTCTGAAATTACATTCGCTGAACTTCAGACAGATGTAATGAAGGGCAAAACTCTGGGTGATATAGCTATGAAAGTTATGCAGCCCACAACACCATACCCAAGAACAGGAGGATTTAGATCATGAAAAAACTTATCAAAATCGTATTAATTCTCGGAGGAGTTATCATCGGCGGTTATACTATCGCCGCACTCTTAGCAGTTCTCAGCAAGCGTGAAGAAGACGATGATGACGTTGAATATTGTAACTACGATGATCTCGAGTGCATGCCCGGCGTTAACGGAGTTTCACTCTCAGACGATATTGATATCGATGTGGAGTGATTTCTATGAACATAGAAGATTTCAGAAAAATAAAAGCTGATAGGGGTGAAAGTGCCAAATACGGTAATCTCTGCTGGTATTGCAGATTCAATTGTTCAACAAAAGAATGCAATAAACACGGCCATGATTGTGACAGCTTTATTGAAATGGACAATTCCGTTAAAAGAGCAT